CCTCGATCTCAGTCTTCCGCAGTTCAGCGGTTGACAGCGTAGCCTCAGCGTCAAGGCGTTCGGCTTCGATCTTCTCGATCCAAGCGTCATGCTTTGCCACACGGGCGTTGAAGGACTGGGGACCGTCCCCTAGACCTTTCTTTGCTTCACGGATATCCTTCCGCAGAGCATCAAGCTCCTCGACTAGAGGGGCTACGGCAGGGTTGCTCATGGCATCCTGCTTCGCTTGCTTCACCTTGAGGCGAGAGAGCTTGGCCTCTGTCTCAGCGATGATTTCAGCGGGTGTGCGTTGCTTACGCTCACTCATGGTTAATATCTCCTAAAAGATGGAAAAGGTTAGTGAGGGACTGTCCCTCGTAATGTCCTCCCATTATACCATGGAAGGGGGAGTTTGTCAAGCACCTACTTCCAAAAGATTTTGGAAATCGCCACAACCTTGGGCGAAGTCCTCGGCTGCTTGCAGCGAGGAGAAGGTAACAGGAGCAGAGTGGTAACGAACTACGATGAACTTCATGTGTGTATTATACCAAAAAGGTAGGGGGATGTCAAGGGGTTAGTCTGCGAAATCGAGAGCAATTTCAGCAGCGCAGGACTTGCAGATGATGGATGCGCCCCAGTCATCGCTCACCTCATTGGTTGCGGTGGCTTGACCACAGGCATCACACAGTAGCATCTCTTCCTTGTTCATGGGTGTATTATATCACAAAAAAAGTAGGCTGTCAAGGGGGTGGAGTGATTTATTTTCTGACGTAAGCCCTTGTCAACAAAGGACTTAGGGCATTTCGCCCCGGCCCTTTTCAAAATTTTTCAAGCTACATCTTCGAAATCCATGATTTTTCTGATGGCTTCCCAGATGGCGGGGTTCTTACGCTTGAACTCAGCAGCAGCCTCGTCATTCATCCAAGCCACGCCATGCTCCCAGTCAGTCTGGATAGCGTCAGACAGTAGCTCTTGAATCTCTTCAATACTCATCCGTGGAGACGCTCCATCATTTCCTTAGACTTGGCTTCGAAAGCCTCTTGCCATTCTCCACCCATGGAGATAGCGAAGTTCTTAAGGGTTTGGATCTGGTCACGGCCAGCATTGTAGGAGCGACTGTCATCGCTCATCATGTAGAACCAATCGGCATAACCGAGTTGGGTGGTGAATTCTTCAAATGTCATTTTTTCTTTCATGTGTATATTATACCAAGTGTTTAAGGGGTTGTCAAGCCTAGTCGCAGTAAAATTTCAAATCTTTGTGATCGAAATCATCACGGCTCATCTTCTGGATCAAAGCCTCCACGACATCGGGGGACTGCCAGCCAGCCACCTGATCGCAAGAGGTAAGCGCGAGGAAGTTATCATCCGCATCCAACACCGCAACCTCGTAGGAGGTGGGGAAGTGCTGCGATCCCTCAGGACCAAACCGCTCACCAACCATCCAAGAGGCGTAGTGACCAGCACCATACCCGACAGACAGCTTGTAGCTGTGGTGGGCGAAGGTGAATTGCTTCAGACCAGCGCGAGGGGAGGTGACAGTGATGGTGTTCTCTTTCGTCTTCATGTGTGTATTATACCAGAGTTTTGGGAAATGTCAAGTGCTTTCTTAGAAAAAATCAGGAACGCACTGAAGGTAACTGCCGAGGCGAGCGAATAGGATGCCAGCCTCACGGACTAACGCGCCCACAAAATCGTTGAAGAGGAGGACGAGTGCTATGATTGTAATGTTCTTTGCTTTCATGCCCCTATTATATCATCCTTCCTTCTGGATGTCAAGCACTTGTTGGCGAATTTTTCTGCGGACAAAGCGGCTGTCCTTCTTCTTGGCTTGGTGCGAGCGGGAGATACCCCACAGGTTGCAGCAGGAGCATCCAAACCCACCGATGCCGTGGTGGCGTCGAAGCTGCTTCTCGGTCTTCTTCATGTCTTCCATTATACCTATATATCGACCAGATGTCAAGCCTAGCTGAAGGGTTTTTTTCTTTTTCTGGAGTGATGTAACCCGTTGTCAACATAGGACTTAAAGCAGTTCGGGCCGGGGCTTTTTTAAAAAATCCACATAAAAATACAGAGAATCCAAAGACAGAGAAAATAAATCACCACGCAGGACATGATCCCACGGAAGAAATCCAGCCCATCATCGGGAGTGTTTTGCATATAGCTTCCTCACATTTTTAATCCAGTGCTTGTTCAGTCCCTTAGGATCGTTATCCGCTCCAACAGGGCAGTAGCGATTCCCGAGGAATACAACGAACTCACCCTTAGAGCCAGCCTTGACCCAGCGGTCGTAGTTCTTCTGGACAGTGCAAGCACACTCCCCAGCCTGACGGCGATAGCCTCGATCCTTCGCATACTTGCTCAGGCAACCATACTCACGGCCAGCACGACCATTCTCAGCGTAACGAATAGCCGAGACATAGGGAGCGAGCTTCGAGTGAAGCTTAGGGCGAATGTTGACGCGGATCGCGTCGAGATACTCCTCACCCTTAGTGATGCCATCCTTAGCTACGATGTAGTCGTAGTGAGTCTGGGCACTAGCAACGCCACCAATGGCGACGATTGCGATGGTAAGCCAGAGGGCATAGCCCAACAGTGTAGTAGCGATGATTTTGATCATAGGGAGCAATCTCCTTCTAGGACTTCGATTTGTTGGATGAGTTCAGCGACCGTGTGACCGTCCCAATACATCTCATCAGCCAGAGGCAGATACTTGTGCATGTTCACACCTGCCAGATGGCAAGTATCGAGGAACTCGTCAAAGGTGAGGTCTAGGCCAAGAGCGGCCAAGTGATCAGCACCTTGGAAGGCGCGTTCGATTGCAGTGTTTTCGTTGATGTTCATGTGTGTATTATACCAGAGTTTGAGTGAATGTCAAGAGGAAAGGCCGATTTACTCAGCCGCTGTTCCCCAACGCTTGAGGTAGCTCTGGGGGATAGGCAGAGCAGCCCTAGTGCAGAGACCGAGATAGCGATCATAGTCTAGAGCGACCTTCTGAGCAGCACCTCTAGGTGTGTCAGTGTAGACTCCGACAGAGTTGCCGAAGGGCTCAACGCTAACGCTGAAGCCCCAACGCTTCTTGTCCATGGAGACGTAAAGATCACCAACCTTGAGGAAGGGGACTTGAGTGATGCCACGGACAGCACCCTTAGGGGAAGAGACGAGACCTGTTCGGTCAACAGTGGTGTTTTGAATTTCTTTCATGTGTATATTATACTCTCTAGAGAGGGGTTTGTCAAGTGTTAGTTCTGTTTTTCTTGGGGGCTTTTTCTCTCTCGTCTTGTGCCCCCATTATACTATATTATCGACCAAATGCAAGCAATACTTGAGAGAAATCTTGAGGTTTCTCTATGAATGTGCGTAAGTGTATGTAAACAAAGGACTTAGGACATTTCTCGCCGGACGATTTCGCGCCGTGGGACTCCTGATCCGTCTGGCGAACCCCCATAGACACACGAAGTAGAATAGCTAGGGACTCCAAAAAATTCTAAAAAGGTAAGAGGGACTCCAAAAAAATTGGGACTCCTAACCGTGAGAAGCTAGGAGTCCCAAAAGGAATCGACGGGGGTTCTATTCCTTATACTACTCGCAGCATTTGAGATCGGGCCAAGTTAGCCCCGGAGACAAGCTGCTCCCAGATCCGCCTAACCACCATAACGAAATGTGGTAGCGTAGTAATTGCTTTTTACGATCATCGTCAAGCAAGGAAGGACCGCCTCCATAAATATCTATAAATGGAGGAGGTGTGAATTCTCCACTCTGACCGTTGTTCGGCGTTGTGCGGACAGTCGCACACTTAAGGTTTTTACAACATCCAATCTTTTTCTTTCTTATTAATTGGAATCTAAATGGATCTTTTTGCGTGCCTTCGCCAGCTACAGTTGCGTCCATAGGGTCATTATTGTCGTTAAAATCCTTTACGGCCTCTTCACAGGTAATACCGACAAGCTCACCATCACAAGGCATATCCCAACACTCAGCTTCAAACATCGTGGTTGGAAAGCTGTAGAGCCTAAAGGAGGTGAAACCTGTCTCCGGGTTAATTATCGGATGTAACCACATTGTGACATCCTGTATACACGTTGCTACGCAGCAATAGGGTCCAGTACCCTCACTCGTTTGAGAGTTTCTCTGATCAAGGTCAAAACCAAGTGATTCCATAAGATGAGTTCCTTATTATAGGTCTACGAGTGTAGCTTTAAATGTAGGACACGATTGAGATACTTGTCCCATGATCTGTGCCAAGATGGAGTTTACCGTGTTAGAGGTATCGTAAGACGGTTCAAAGACTCCCGGAATTTGATCCACTTGTAAATTCACCGTTTGTGTACAAACTCCAGTAGGGTCTAAGTAATTACCCGCAGCATCCGTTCTAACTGGTCGCCTGATGACTCCCATAGAACTGGTACTGACGGCTCCTTGTTCTCCAAAACCTCCACTTGCTGCGGTGCTTTGAATCTGTAGAACTTGAGCTTGGAATAGGTTACCTGACGAAGAGTCTGCGGAAGAGAACGCTACGTTCTCAATAACTTCATTTTGGGTTTGAACAGTGCATACTACATCCAAGTAGTTTGAAGTTACAGTAGGGGCGGTAAGGGCACTGCTAGTGTCCGCGTTGTATAGGTTTCTACGGACATACATGATGTCCACAGTTTGAAGGTGAATCCACCAATCCTGAACGCCCTCGGCTCCTCCTGAGACGGAGTAACCTTTATTGGGGTTTGTAGGATCGCTGGGAGTAAAAACAGGTTCGGGGGCTGGGATTGCCATAATTTATTCTCCTAAGGGTTAGACTGGGTGATTGTCTAAATTATATAGGTTATTCCTTTTCCTTTTTAGTATCACCATCTACACTTTTTCCTGTATCCGTTTCCCCAGCGACGATGGACCTGAGATTAGCTCCGAACATTGTGATGAGCAGGGTTAGAATAGAAGAGACAACCGAAATCTCACTCTGTGGGATGTATTGTACTGCGTACAGGAAAGCTCCCACTAGGATGAGAAGGTATAGGGGTCCAAAAACTGCGATATGCTTAGAAGCGGATTCTCGCGCCGACATTTGGAGCTTCATCTTAGCTAATTCTAATTTTGTTTCTTCTTTCGCTTTAGCTACGACGGCTTTGTATCTTTTTTCAGCTTCTTTACGCTCTTCGCGCTTGATTTTCATAGCAGAGTTAGTATCCTTAACTATAAACTGCGTCTGAGGGGTCTCTTCTGGCATATTGTTCTTATTCATGGTAGTGCCTCCTATATCTGGGAACTATAATATATAGAGTATGTGAGAGCAAGATCGTAACTAAAAAATTCGACGGGCCTTCGGCCCATGCTCGCTATATAATTATGAGGTATGAACTATGAAATTTTTCGAAAGAGTTAGACTAATTGAGAAGCGGAAACGCACGAATGAGAAAATGGGCAACAGGCAGTCGGATGACGATGAGTTGCCTAACAGCCCCTCGACTGGTGGAGATCCTGATGCCCATGACGATCAAGAGGCGGAACTGGACGCTGAAGACGAGGGTCCGATGGAGATGTCTTCTCCCGGAAAGGTTTATGCCTCTCGTAAGCGTAAGGTGAAGGAAAAGAAGGACAAGGATTGGATTCAGAAGGCTGTGGACCCTGATCACGAAGGCTACTGCACCCCGATGACCAAATCTACCTGCACTCCCCGTAGGAAGGCTCTTGCTAAGACCTTTAAGAAGATGGGTAGAAAGCGGGACGCTGAGATTGTCTCGAAGAAAGAAAAAGCCGCAGCTAAGAAGTAATTTTGGGCTTCAATAATAAATCTGTCAGGTTTAGAACGAAGCTCAAAAAGAAACAAAGCTACATACGCAAATTCAACATCCGAGAGGGGTTGAAAAAATTCCTAAGAACAAAAGATGGACAAACCAGTAGACGATTTAGTTTTTTCAAAAAGACTTAGAAAGCCCAAGGGGGAACTCTCTTTGTTTAAAGAGGATGCGAGGTTTATTCGCCTCCCCCTGCCTACTCCCAACTCCAGCATCGAAACTGCTAATGACCTCATAGCTGTTCAAGGTGCTACCTTTTACCGTGGAGAGGGTATGGCGAAAAGTATTAAAAAGCATGATAAAGATCCCGCCTTTGCGGTGAAGACCTACATGGATCTTTTTGGGCTAAAGTACGACCAAGCCTATATTGATGATCTTTTACTGGAGTCTGCTATAATCATTAAAGAGCAGAAAAATAAGTTCAACCGTCCTAGGCCCGAGCAATTAGCTCCGTATTTTGGAGTACAATTCGAAGGAGTTAAAAGCACTACAGCTAAAACCCCCTCCTACCCTAGCGGACACTCCACCCAGTCACGCCTCATTGCTGAGGTATATGCTCGCAAATACCCACAGCATCGTAACAACCTAATTAAAGCTGCTGAGGAGTGTGGAACTGGGAGAATCATGGGGGGCTTACACTACCCCTCCGACCATAAGGCTGGCGTGTACCTTGCCAAGCGTTTAGTTCAAGCTCTTAAACCTACCCAAAAGGTTCAATACGATCAGCACTTTGATCTCACTACTACACACAGGAGAAAGTAATGAAGCGATTTATGGTTCCTCGCTGCGCTCGTTGCAGTAACGGCTGCTGACTACACCCTGTCATCGTGCAGGGCTAATGCCCAACTGGCTGCGAAAAGTAGCCAACACGCTGATAGGGAAAGAAAGCCATCAAGTAAAAAGTTCCCAGTCACGCTTTTCCAAGCCAAGCTGAGAAATGCCCCGACCCAAAAACCTAGACACATCGGACAGCAGAGGAGTTGACCAAGACTTTGGTGCTTCTCTGCTGCTTTATTACGCAGCCCTTCAAAGATCTTTCCATGGGTCACGGCGAAGGTGATACCAAAGCTAACTAAGATCCATTCTAGCATGATAAAGGTAGTTTGCTGTTGTTAATAAAGGCTTGACGATTATTGTGCCATGAATCTCTCCCTGCTAGTTCCCCTCTAGAGTTGTGAATAATTCTAATAGGCACAGCGTAGTTTTTATAGCCTAGAGTATGCGCTGTGGAGGTGTAGTGGATATCATAAAAATCCCACGGACCTGTAAAGTACTCAGGTTTATCTAGCCCGACCTTATCCCACACTTCTTTTCGTGCAGCGAGAAACAGGCCGTCTAATACGACTACCTGCCTGTGGGGCCCGTACTCGGTTCTCATGATCACTTTGTGGTCTGTGCCATCCGTATTAGCGGATGGATGCCACACTACTCCGCTGTGCTTACCTGCTTCCCATGCCGCCCTATCCCACCAGACCGCGTTTTCGCTCAAATAAGTAGTTCCTGCTACCCCGATAACTCCTACCCTCTTATCTAAACATTTAGACAGGCCAGCAATGAACTCGTCTTTAGGGCTTTGGATCTGAAGATCGTCATGACACAGAATTACAATGTCCTCATCCTCTGCCCCGCAAGCCTCAAGTCCTTTTTTGTATGCGTCAAAAATAGAAGTCTGGTTAGCTAGAACTTTTACATGGACTCCATAGCTAGATAATGTGGTAAATAATCCCGCTGCGGTAGCATCGTGGTTTTTATCCCTAGTACAGGTGATCGAGTATATATTCATATACTATAATAGAATAAGTGAGACCTATTTATGGAGAAATCAGAGCTAGTAGAAGAGTTTAAGAAGTGTAAGGATAGCCCCACTTATTTTATCTCGAACTATATCAAAGTAACGCACCCCGTTCGAGGGCTGGTGCCGTTCAAGCTCTACCCCTTCCAGCACGATATCCTAAACGCTCTGGAGAGTAACCGTTTTAATATTCTTCGAAAGTTCCGTCAGGCAGGATGTACTACTATCTCAGCCGCCTACTCGCTCTGGATGATTGTCTTTCAGAAGCACAAGCAGGTGGTTATTCTGTCGAAAGGTGATGCTGAGTCTACCGAAGTCCTAGACAGGATTAAAATTATGTATGAAGAGCTTCCCGACTTCCTCAAACCTAAGATGGTGGAGGATAACAAGCACACTATGAAGCTCTCCACAGGATCTACTATTAAATCCCGCCCGTCTGGCAAGCAGTCAGGTCGTTCTTTGGCAGGATCACTCCTCATTATTGACGAGGCTGCTTTCATTGAAAACATTGACACTATTTGGGCCGCTGTATACCCAATTATCTCCACAGGAGGTAGGGCTTTTGTCCTTTCTACCGTTAATGGTATTGGTAATTGGTATTATGATGTGTATCACAAAGCCATAGCAAAGGAAAATTCCTTTAATGCTATTGATATTAACTGGGAATCCCACCCCGAGTACAAGAGAATGGAAGGATTTGAGTCTCTGTATGAAGAAATGGAGAAGAAAGATCTCCATGTAGACAAGTGGGAGGCCACCACTAGGGCTAACATGCCAATGAAGCAGTGGTTACAGGAATATGAATGCGAGTTCTTAGGTACTGGTGACACTTATGTGGACGGCTACCTCCTTACACGCCTAGTTGAAGAGCAGAATGAGGAATATTGGATTAAATATAACAATAAGATGCGTGTTTGGAAGGAACCTTCCCCCGAACATGAATACGTTATTGGAGTAGACGTAAGTCTGGGCCGAGAACGCGATAATTCAGCTTTCCACATCTTTAATGCCTACACAGGAGAACAAGTGGCGGAATTTTATTCTAATAAAACCCCAATTAATGAACTTGCTCAAATTTTAACCAACGAAGCTAATCTATATAATAATGCATCCGTAATTATTGAAAGAAATACCATCGGTAATAACCTCATTGATTGGATGTTTAATGTGATGGAGTACGACAATCTGTGGATGGATGATAAGAACGACTTCGGTATTCAAGTTACTACTAGAAACCGAGAAGAACTTTTAGCCAGAATGGAAGAGTACATCCGAAACAATATTCTAAAAATTAACTCCAAACGGACTGTGGATGAGCTTTTGACCTTTATTATTGATGATAATGGGAAAATCACCGCAGACGAGGGAAAACATGACGATTTAATTATGAGCCTGTCTATTACAGTATTTCTACTACATACATTAGCGGATGGTGGACCCATGGAAATGAAGATGTCGGAAGAACATGAACAGAAAATCCCTGAGCCCATGCGAGCCGTGATCCATGATGGAGAGGATAAACAACTAGAGGAAGATATAAGATGGCTGATGAACTAAACAAAGATGATAAGTTAAACGAAGATGCAATCGGCTATACCAAGTTCGGTGCTGGCGGTGCTGACGGACGTATCGGACCTTATTTTTACCCTTCGGGGCGTTTAGGTCAGTTCCTCGCTAGGTTCTTCGCTACTAAAGCTGCTCCTTACGTTGCAAAGCAATCGGATGATGGAGCGACTCCCCAAGCTAACTTGGCTGGAGATACGGTACAAAGTGCGGATGTTGTAAAGCCCGGAGAGCTACCCGCTCTTGGTAGTTTAAGTAGGACTGCTCTCCAGCTTCCTGAACTTGAGCGTACCCGTAGAGAAAGATATACTCGCTACGAAGAGATGGATGATTATCCTGAGATCGGTACAGCGTTTGATATTTATGCTGATGATGCTACCCAAAAGAACTTAAGAAATAAACGATGGACTGTTCTGAGTGAGAGCCAGTTAGTAGTTGATGAAGTAAACCGTATGTTTACTAAAATTCACTTAGAAAGAGATTACTGGGATATTATCAGGAACATGGTTAAGTATGGAGACTGTTTCATGGAAACGATTATTGATATCAATAATCCCAAGAAGGGTCTACAGCGGATGAAGGTTCTTAATCCTAATTTTATTATTAGAGTAGAAAACGAGTATGGATATCTCACGGACTTTTTGCAAGAAATTCCAGAAGGTAACGATTGGGCCGCATACGGCAGCGTAGCCGACAACATGGCGGGAGCTAAATTCCTTACGCTAGATAGAAACCAAATTGTACACTTCCGTCTCCGTACCTCAGACCCAGCGTTCTACCCATACGGTAAGTCCATTGCGGCATTGGCTATTAGAGTATTCCGCTCTTTAAAGCTGATGGAAGACGCGATGCTTATCTATCGCCTGTCCCGAGCCCCAGAAAGAAGAATCTTCTACATTGACGTTGCTAACATGCCAGCCACTAAGGCCGAGATGTTCATCGAAAAGGTTAAGGAGAAATTTAAGAAAGAGAAATACTACAACAGTCAGAATGGGCAGATTGATGCGAGATATAATCCGCTCAGTGCTGATGAGGATTTCTATGTCCCTACTAGAGGAAGCCAAGGTACTAAGATTGATACCCTTCCCGGAGCCCAAAACTTGGGTGAGGTTGACGATGTTCGGT